CAAACATATAAGAAAGATGTTGACGAATTAGTTAAACACAAAGAAAGACAAGATTGGAAAGGATTGCGTAAGCAGTTAAAAGAAACTGGTATTAGAAACAGTACACTAATGGCACTTATGCCTGCTGAAACATCAGCACAAATTAGTAACAGCACAAACGGTATTGAGCCACCACGTAGTTATGTAAGTATTAAACAAAGTAAACATGGTGTGTTAAAACAAGTGGTACCTGGCTATCCTTATTATAAAAATAAATATGACTTACTATGGGATCAGAAGTCACCGCAAGGTTATTTAAAAATAATGGCGGTCCTACAAAAGTACATAGATCAGGGAATTTCGGTAAATACATCTTACAATCCAGAACATTACGATGACGAAAAAGTTCCAATGAGTGTACTGATACAAGACATCTTAATGTTTTATAAGTATGGTGGTAAACAGTTGTACTATAATAACACATACGATGGGCAAGGCGAGATTGATATTAATAAAGACGATAAACTAGAAGATTTGCCACAAGGCGAATTAGATGACGAAGATTGCGAGAGTTGTAAAATATAATGACAGTATTAAATACAAAAAATAGAGTAGATCATACTAAAGTAAAAATGTTCTTAGACCCAACAGGAGGTCCTGTAGTACAAAGATATGATACACTAAAATATAAACAGTTTGATAAACTAACTGATAAACAGTTAGGATTCTTTTGGCGACCAGAAGAAGTAGATATTCTTAAAGATGCAACAGATTTTAAAAATCTATCAGAACACGAACAACATATCTTTACCTCCAACTTAAAGAGACAAATATTATTGGATAGTGTACAGGGTCGCTCTCCTAATATTGCTTTTCTGCCTGTGGTAAGTCTTCCTGAATTAGAAACATGGATAGAAACTTGGGCATTTAGCGAAACTATACATAGTAGAAGTTACACACATATTATTAGAAATGTATATGCAAATCCTAGTAAAGTATTTGATGAGATGTTAGACATCAAAGAAATATGTGATTGTGCAGATAGTATCACAGAAAACTATGATAGGCTTATAGAATATAATCTACTCAGAGATACAGGTAGTAAAAAATACGATATTTATGAACATAAGAAACGTATCTGGAAATGTTTAATGAGTGTAAACATATTAGAAGGCGTACGTTTTTATGTATCATTTGCTTGTAGTTGGGCTTTTGCTGAACTTAAAAGAATGGAAGGCAATGCAAAAATTATTAAACTTATTGCACGTGATGAGAATGTGCATTTGGCAAGTACACAGCAAATGCTAAAGTTTTTACCGCAAGAAGATAAAGACTTTGCTAAGATTAAAAAAGAAACAGCAGAAGAATGTAAACAAATGTTCATAGATGCAGTAGAGCAAGAAAAAGCATGGGCTGAGTATTTGTTTAAAGACGGCAGTATTATAGGACTAAATGCAGAACTATTAAAACAGTATGTGGAGTTTATTGCGGCCAAACGTATGCATGCCGTAGGCTTAGAAAAGATATATAATAGTGGTACAAATCCTTTACCTTGGACTCAACAATGGATTACAGGTAGTTCAGTACAGGTTGCACCACAAGAGACAGAAATATCATCTTACGTTATTGGTGGTACAAAACAAGACGTAGATGGAGACACATTTAAAGGCTTTAGTTTATGATAATAGAATTAAAAGAATTACTAGGAAAAGTAGTAACAATAAAAACTCTTACAGGATTAGAAATGATAGGTACATTGATATCTACTAATGACGATAATAATTTAATCGTACTTACACATCCTAGAATGGTAGTATTAAGCAATACAGGCGATAATGAAAATAATTCAATTGCAGTAGTTCCATTTACATTTACATCCATAACAGATCAAATTTCATTTACAACAGATAAAGTTTTATCAGTCAGCGAAACAATAAAAGAAAGTGCTGAAGATTATCTAAAAATTGTTGAAGAAAAACCAGAGAAAAAGAAGAAAAAGTAGATAAATACTTGTATGCCAAGTACATGTGGAATATTTACAAGTGGAACTGTCTGTGCTGTTACAATTAATACAGGTGCTAAATCAGTATTTGTTGAAAGTTCACCACTAAGTTTAGTAGGGGATCAAGTTGCTCCCCACGGCGAACCTCCTCATTCCTCATCTTTTATAGTTAACGGTTCTAATACTGTATTTGCAGAAGGACGACCTATTACTCTTGTAGGTAGTGCAACTACATGTGGGCACCCTATAACATTTGGATCACTAACAGTATTTGCAGGCTTCTAATGCCTAATTTGGTCTCTGTAAAAGGCCCCCACGCCAGAAACGATAATAACTTTATTCGAATACAATGGAACATGGGTAATTCTTGTAATTACGAATGTGAATACTGCCCTCCCCAATTACACGATGGAAGTAAACCCTGGTTAAATAAAGATCAATATATAGAAGCAATTAAAAAGTTTTCAACTTATTATAACAGTTTAGATAAACGTATAGATTACGAACTTATAGGCGGAGAGGTTACAGTTATACCAGGGTTCGAAGATATAATAAGAACAATAAGTGAGTACAATACAACTAGTACAGTATACACAAATGCCAGTAGAACAGTTAATTGGTGGTCTAAAGCAAAGCATTATATGAATGCAGTTGTATTAACATTTCATCCTTTATCACAAGACAAGCAACACTTTATAGATGTCATAAATGAAATAAAAGACAACGTATTTATAGATATAAACATTGCTGGGATAGGCGGACAAGTAGAAGATTTAGGTAATTTTGTAGAAGAACTTAGAAATTTATTTTTATATTGTGAGCATAACAATTACAATCATGTTAGTATATGCGTAAAGACTATGTATAAGAAGCTCTTAGGTCGTCATAGTAAGCAACAAACATACTGGGAATATACTGAGCAGGAGAGAAATATATTAGAGCGACCAGGAATAAAGCAACAAGAAATAAGAAGAGAATCTAACGTAGAAGACAATTTTCCTGCACCTGACCCAAATGCTTTTATGACAGAATTTTTATACGATGATGGTACTGTAGAATATGTACAAGGACATCAAATAATAGATAAAGGACTAAATGCATTTAGAGGACTACGATGCCATTTAGGATTTGAAAGTCTTAATATAGATGCAAGTGGAGAAATTTATAGTAGTTGGTGCGGTGCAAAAAACTTTGGTAATATATCAAACAATACATGGGAGTTACCTGAAGCAAAGACTGTATGTCCTTTTGATTTTTGTAATAATATATCTGATATTTCTATAACGAAAACTCTATAGTCTTTTTCTCACTATTAGCAAATTCACAAAGTATACTGTATATATTAGTATGGTACTGATCTTTGTATCTTATTCTTCTACCGAATGCTTCTGGCGTCCAATCAGGAATATAAGCATTAGTAATAATAGACATTTTTTCTATGCTATCAAACATGTGTCCTTTATAAGAAATACAATTAATATTGTTATAAGATTCTTTACATGCTATATCAGGTAAACTAGCATCTAAGATACTAATTCCTGTATCTACTACATAGTTTTTTAATAAGTGCCAGCCTTCGTTAGATTGAATTTTTTTATTATCTATTTTTTTAAATTCTTTAAATATTTTCTTAAGATCTTCAAATTCTGTATATTGCTGATAAAAACAATCTAAATTGTATTCTTCAATACCTTTTATATCGTATAACCACTTGCCTTCTTTTGATATCACATGATTTAAATTATTATATACACAGACACCTGGTTGTAATTCTAAACTATATCCTTTTGATTCACATAATTCTATAATATTAATTACATCAGACAAATTATGTTCGTATACCATATACTGTATTCTTGGTTTTACTTTAAAATCTAAATTTAAATTTTTAAAAATTGTATCATTTGCATTAGGAATAATTGTTTCCAATGTTTCTTTATATCCATAAATTTTAAAACAAAATTCTATATTATGTGCTAAAGTTTTCTCTATCTTTTTACTAAATCCATTGGTATTGATATTTACTACAATATCAGACTTCCTGCAGAAGTGTAACAAGTCTAATATTCTAGAATATTCCATTGGATCTCCTAGAATACTATAAAGTGTAATTTGTTTTGGGGATTCTTTTTTTAAATATTTTTTTAAAATTGTAAAATCTAATTCTTCATCTTTTATGCGTCTTTTCCCGAATCTATGAAATAACCAAGAGCCCTGCTCTTCTACACATATAAATTGATTATTTTTAGATGTAAGATCTATAAAGATATTGTCCATATCTCTATTTAATAGATCTTAAAAATTTGATTGTATAAGAACGATTCTTTTTATTCTTTCCAGAATGCAAAGTTTACAACCTGATCAAAGTTTGTACCATCATAGTAATATTCAGGTGCAGTATCTAAATCGGTTTCTTGTCCGCCTGTAGCAATAACACCAATAGTATATTCTTCAACTCTTGTTACACTATCAACATCGCCTCTTATAGCAAAATGGTATTTACCAGGGACAGTAACACCATCCATATTAGATGTAGTATCAACACTAACAACACCAGTGCCTGTATTAAAAGTAGCAAAAGGTGGTAGAGGACTAAATCCTAAAACAGAAACATTTGATGCTCCGCTATTTAAACCAATGTCTACTGTACCTGTTTGCCCTTGCTCAACAATAATAACTACACCAGAAGGTATAGATGCTAAGTCTACATCATTAACTTGTGGACTAACACCAATAGATTTTGAAAGTAATTCTACATTAGCACCAGTTGATGTAATAAGTCCTGAATCAAATGTTATATTTGCTCCTCTCTTTGGAATAGAACCCTCACCTACTATAAAGGATTTAATTTGTGTAGATGTAGCAGTTGGTTCCTTTTGTATGTATTGTGCTGATAATCCTGCTATAATGGCAGTAGATGGACTTGTTCCGTATGCTGTTCCATAAGAAGTATTATCACTGTGACTTGCAATACTTACGTTAGAACCCAAGGCATAAATATCAACCTCTTCACCTAAGTTTGTTCCTGCTGAACCACCGGCCCATGTGCCATTGGCACCAAATGCACCAACTTGATAACTATCGTTATATGACCCTACAGTCATAACTTGATCAAGACCTGCAGGGGAATAATTATCTACATCAGCGGCATTGTTACCTGCTGAGCATATTACCATCATATTATGAGTTTCTAATTCTTGTAATTTTGCATCTACTAAACTGTTTTTTGCTGTTGTCCAAGGCATGCAAAGAGTTTTTACTTTGTTAGGTGTGTTTGCCTTATGATGTACTAAAGCGGCATTCATTGCCTCTATAATAGTACCTATGGAAACAGAAGATGAAACACTATTACTAAATTTGATATTAAAAAGACTGGCCTTTGGAGAAACACCAATATTATCACCGTTTATCAAACTAGCCATAGCAGTACCATGTCCTGTTGAGTCCGAATAGTCTGTACCAAATGCAGTATATAAATTTGTTATACTTGAATTTGTAAATTCATCGTGACTTTCATTTATTCCAGTATCTAAAAGATATATTGTAGATCCTGTACCATTGTGTGTAGGACGATATGTACTGGCTAAACTTCTATCTACATTATTACAAAGATGTTTTAAGTGATCTGTTGAATATTGTACTGTTACATCTTCGGTTGCTGTTTCTAAAGAACTGTGTAAGACGCCTGCTATCGCGGCTAGTTGCTCCGCAGTACAGTCAATTTTGTAAGTTAAATTAAATGAATACGTTTCCGTAATCGTTGCTCCTGCGCCTGTAATAGCACTTTGAGCCGCTGTTGCGTCAGCATGTGTTCCGCTATCTAATGCTACAATGTATGCCGCCATTATGATTCTCCAAATGTTTAAGTTTATGATAACTAATTACTATATGTATTTATCAAATTAAGAGTATTTTTATTTTTTTATGGAAACATTTATACAATTAGGAAAACAACCAGGTTTAGAAATAGATATATCTCCGGCCTTTTATGCAAAATTCCATGCGACAAAAACAGATAAGACTGTTTTGTCGTGTTCAGATGAAATACTTAAAAATATAGACAAAGTTAATATATCCCTTAGTGGAGGTATAGATAGTCAGTTTAGTTTATTATTAGCAAAACAATTACAAAAAGATATTACGGCATATACATATCGGTCGTTATGGAAAGGAACAATAATAAATGCAGAAGATGTCTATTTGGCACAACATGTGGCTGATAAAAATAATGTACATCTTAAAATAATAGATATAGATCTTTTTGAATTCTTTAGTAATAATAAACATTATGCGTATGGAGACAATTACGCAAATGTTAGTCCCCAACTAGCAGTTCATTTACATTGGTTAGATATATTACATTCTAAATACAATATAAAAAATATATTAATGGGAGGAGACCCACCTTTAATAAAATATTCTAGTGGTGCGACAAATTCAAACAAATATAGAATGAATGATGTTTTTATTCATGATATATTAACTCCTTATTATGTATTTTGTAAAAACAAAGGTATAGAGTGTTTCAGAGATATATACTACCATAACCCAGAAATTGTATATGCTGGTTTTAAAAACAATTTAGATGTTGTAAAAAATAAAAATATCTATATAGAGAATGATATTAGAACAGTTAAAAGTGTATCCGGCGAGAAATATAATTCACTGAGTCCTTTTCTAACTGATGGATATATTTTTAAATACGAATGGTATAATAATATATTAGAAGGACTTATACCCCAAAAATCAGGCACAACAGGATTTGAAAATCTTAAAAAAATTCTAGCATCTGAAAGTGGAGTATACAATAGATTTGATATACTTTATAGATTTCCTATGATAGACCGTGGCATACATACGGTAAAAGGTATGATCAAACAGCAAAGCCAAAATAGGAAGGGCAGAGGTCGTAATGTAATAATGCCAAAAGAACTTTCAGAAGTCTTTACAGAATACCAAAAACAAATAGAAACTACAGAAGCAATTCCTGTCAATAGATATAACTTCGATTTTTAAAAAACTCCCAAAAACCAAATAATCCAAAAATGGCCTATAATACAGGTGTTTCAAATGCTTATGTATAAATACCGCATATAACATATTATAAACTGAAATTATATCAACCTCCCATCATGATTAGAAATTTCATCACAATATGGTTAAGTTTGTCTATCCAGACATCCGATAACCTGTATGGTGCATTGCGAAGTGTGAAGGAGATTGTCGACTGGAGCATTAGTAATGAGCGAGAAAAAAATTAATAAAATTAAAGATCATTTAGAACTTGTAACTCTAGTAGGCATATTCTTGGTTTCTATAATGGCAGTTTCACCAAGTATTAATTAGAGAGAACAGACGTGACAGAATTGATTTTAAAGTTGAAACAGGATGACCATGTATGTGCGGTATGTGATTTAATAGAATTTGTAGTATTAATCACATTACCTTTTGCAGTACCCATGTTTATTATGTATGCAACTAAAGTAAACTAGAGAATATATGAAAAAACTTTTAAGTTTCTTTTTTAAATATTGGATTGCTCCTTGGCATCCACAAAATAGGTAATTGAAATGAGATATGAAGTAAGAGATTCAACTCCAGAAGAATTTGCTGAATGGAGAGAAACAGACTATTGGAATAAGATGGATTTTGATCCTTTAGTAATGTTTGTGGTTATACCTACAGTAGTACAGGTACTTGTTTTTGGTATGATGTTAGCAGTAATGGGTCTTAACCAAATTATCTTTTGATTAAAGAAGCATTAAAGGCCGTCATCGGTGTTGGTAAACAAGGCGGTAAATTCAAAATAACACCAATGCGAATTATTCTATTTGCATTATTAGTAGCAAGTATTTTTTTAGGAACAGTTGCTTCTTTATTGACTATTGTATCCTTATTAACTTGACAATACAGGAAAATTAAGTATAATATTGTTTTTAGATAAGTACAGTTATGAGTTTCGTAGTAGGTAGTCCATGTGTAGGATGTAAAGACACAAAATGCGTAGAGGTTTGCCCTGTAGATTGTTTCTATGAGGGTCCAGATATGCTAGTTATCAATCCAGATGAATGTATTGATTGTGCCTTATGTGAGCCAGAGTGTCCGGTCGAGGCAATATGGAGTGATGATGAATTACCACCTGAGCAAATTCCTTTTATAGAAATAAATGCGAAGATGTCGGAAATTTGGCCTAACATAGACGAAACGAAAGAACCAATGGCACACGAAAGTCCATATAGTACAGAAGAGGCAATAGCAATAGGTGAAAAACATGTCGAAGAAAACGAGTAAACCAAAAACAAGATCGCACTTGCAAATGTTTACTCATGACTCACCTTTCGGCCATAAAGTTCAAAAAGATAAAACAAAGATTATACCTCGTAAAGAGAAGTATAAGGATAAAGAAAAATGATTGATGGTGTAATACTAGTAGCGATTGTAATACCGGCAGTAATCGGAATGTTTAGTCTTATGTTATCAGTAATAAGCAATACTGGTGGAACAAAAGGAATAACACAACCATATATTACTAAGTCAGGTAAACAGCATACAGCAACAAAAGAAAGGTCAGAATATATAGTCTAAACTGATAAATACTACTATAATAATATTTATTATTAAGGAGTAACAAATGTCAGTAAAAGATATGTCGTACCGCGATCGCGGTTTGTTGTTGAGTATGTATGCTCATCAATGTTATCAATCACCAGAAGATTTATTAGAGGCAAGACCTGGAATAAAAGATTTAAGTCCTCTTAAAAAATTCTTAAATAAACCGTTACCACCAACATTTATTGATGTAGATGGAGCACAGGCTTATGTAATGAGTGACAAAGACGATGTTCTCATAGCATGTCGAGGTACAGAGCCAACACAAATAAATGATATACTAGCAGACTTAAAAATGTTTCCAGTAAAACATCATGTATCAGGTAGAGTACATAGAGGGTTTTATGCAGAATACAAAAAAGTAATGCCTGGTATATATGACGCTCTTAAAAAACATGATAAGAAACAATCAAAAACTCTATGGATTACAGGACACAGTTTAGGTGGAGCAATGGCAGTATTGGTTGCCGCTGAACTTAATACTTGCCCTTTAGGAATATCAGGTGGTTTACATACATTTGGACAACCTAGAGTTGGTAATAAAGAGTTCCTTAAATCATTAGAGGGTGTAAAATATTACAGATATAGAAATAACAATGATGCTGTAACGGCTGTACCACCTTCTTTCTTATTGTTTAGACACGGTGGTGTATTGAGATATATTAATACATATGGTAATATAAGGCCTGCAACATGGTTTCAACGTTTCAAAGATAAATGTAGAGGGCATTGGATGGCAATAAAATCTTTTAATTTAATAGATGGTTTTGCTGATCATAGTATGGGATTATATCACGAATTCTTATACAACATGGATGACAACGGCGAGCAATTACCTAAATAAGGAATAAAAATGAACTGGTTAATAATTTTATCATTAAAGGCTATACTATCAAGTATAATTGGTAGTAGTTTTTATCAGTGGTTTAAGAATACTAAAATGGGTGTATGGTTCCAAGTAAAGATGGATAACACAATGGAGTGGGTAGCAAAGAGATATGATTTAGAAATTGCTAGTCGCGAAGAAAAATGGTTAAAGCAATATCCATTACTTGGACAACGTATTGTAGATTTAGAAAAAGAAGTAGCAAAACTCAAGAAGAAAAAGTAAGCAATACATAGTTTTAACTTTGACTTCAAATCACGATAAATAGATGCATAATAACATAGGTTAAAGGATTTAAAACATGTCTAACAAAACACCATACGAGATACGTTTGGATTTGGTAAGAGAGGCAAAAGAAATTCTTCAGGCGAAGGCAAAAAATCCTGAAGACATGCCTACTACAGAAGAAGTACTGAAAGAAGCAGAGCGTCTTAACGAATTTGTTTCTAAAAAACCATTCTCAGATAAATAATTTCTATTAAACAAAGAGCACATTTATTGTGCTCTTTTTTTCTGACCTGCATTTCTTATATACTATAAATAGTTTTCGTAATAAGGCTGGATTAGCTCAGTTGGTAGAGCAACTGATTTGTAATCAGTAGGTCGTCAGTTCGAATCCGACATCCAGCACCATTACTTAATAAACGTTGCGTATGCAACAGGATGGCAAAAATGGTAAAAGCAAAAGCAACCAAGAAAACAGTAACAAAGAAAGTTACAAAAAAAGCAACAACTAATCCATGGAGTGGTGAAGTTATCGCGGCGAACATTCAAAAGAATGCAGAGCAAATCAGCAAGAACATTATGAAAAATGCTGAAACAATTGGCAACAATGTTGCTAGAAACTCTAAAGCAGTTGGTGATAGAATGACTGCATACTTAAATAGAAACCTTAAGTAGTCACTACACGGTTGGGGCGGTAGCTCAGTTGGGAGAGCGCCTGGTTTGCAACCAGGAGGTCGCAGGTTCGACCCCTGTTCGCTCCACCATTTATAAGGAAGATGGATGGAATTAAACAAGTTAAGTTATGATTGGGATAACCAATTAATAGATCATGATCATGAAAAATACAACTGGCGTCAATATTTTATAGACGCAGTTCAGGAAAAATATCCACAAGTTACAGAATTAGAAAAATTACATGAGGTTATGAAGCCTAATGAGATTAATGACTTTGTATGGGACATACAACGTATTTGTAAAACAGAAGAGTTTGCTAAAAAGTTAGATGACTTTGTGGAAGATATCGCAAGACCCAGACTTGATGGTGCAGACTTTATGGTACAAGATGTTGTTGGTGTAAGAGTAGTAATACCCAATCAAGCAAAACATGGTAGAACACTTAACTTTCATCAGGGTATTTGGTTTGGACATGGTCCAGGAATGTTTAGTATTTGGAGCCCAATAACAGAAGCATATGATTCTAATACTATGCAAATATTACCATGGCACCAAAGCAGAATGATAACTCAAAAAGCATATGATGAACAACTAAGTTATCAAGACATACAAAAATTATGCTTAGAGCATAGTATTCCTTGTAATGCTTCTCCTGGCCAAAGTTGGTTATTTCAACAAGGGCACCTACATGGTAATATTAATAACGAAACTGATATTACTCGTTGGAGTTTTGATACTAGAGTTTTAGTAAAAGGTGGTAACTACGGTAGACGTAGACCAGGCGGTTATTTTAGATTACATAGAACATACAGGCAACCTTTAGAAAATATAGATACAAGTAAGACTTGGATAAATTATATAGACATGAACAGTAGGTTCTGTGAAACAACACCGTTCTTTGTAACAAGTATGATAATGCAACAGTTCTGTAAAGAGGTTGGTATAGAACCAGCAGACTATCCTTTAGAACTTTCATTTTGTCATTGGGAGCCTATGTTAGAAGACTTCATACGTGATCCAAATATTCAAGGTATAGTATTCCCAAGTATCTTAGGAATGACATACGACAAAAAACGCAGAGACGAATTAATTGACCTTGCATTTGCAAATAATACCGATCTTTTGTTTGTTGACGAAAGGATATTGTTAAATAATGACAAGGAAAGAAAGTATTTAGATAATATATTTGAATACATAAATGATGAAGAAGACCCAGATTTATTATTAGGACACACAAGGTAAAAAATGGCAAAGAAAAAAGCAAAGAAGGTTGAAAAGCCTGAAGCACAAACTAATGACGGTGACGTCATGTATAAATTACTAGACGAAAAAATCGAAGTACCTTTAGGACTTTTAAGACAAAAACATATTTTTATTGCAACACCTTGTTATGGTGGGCAATTAGGAGAACCTTATTTTAGAAGTATGATGAGGTTAGCAATACTGTTTAACAAATACAACATTCAATATACAGTAAGTACACTTGCAAATGAAAGTTTAGTTACACGAGGAAGAAACACACTTACAAGTTTCTTTATGGAGAATCAAGCGGCAACACATTTATTTTTTATTGATGCTGATATTGAATTTAATCCAGAGGACATTTTGAGAATGGTTGCTTATGACAAGCCAATTGTTGTAGGTGCGTATCCTAAGAAAGCAATTAATTGGAACAGTATCATAGGAGCCGCTAGAAATCCTGATCTTAATGAAAATGAGGAAACAATTGAAGGCCACAGTTCAAACTATGTTGTAAACTTTGACTTTGTATCAGATAAAGAAGGTAACAAAACACCGCAAGTACAAATAGAAGATAACTTAGTAAAACTAAAAGATGCAGGCACAGGCTTTATGTGTATTAGAAAAGATGTAATCCAGCAAATGTTTGATAAACATCCTGAATACAAATATGTAAATGATATTAATGTAGACCAAAAATTTGAGCCATTCATGTATGCATTATTTGATACTGTGATAGATCCAGAAAGTAGACGTTATTTGTCAGAGGATTACATGTTCTGTAGAACATGGCAGAATATGGGAGGTACTGTTTACTTAGATCCACGTACTGCTCTAAATCATGTAGGACATTACACATTCAGAGGAAACATTAGAAAACTATTTACAGGTGAAAACGATCACCAAAGGAAGACAGAGGTAAGTCAAAATGGCAAAACAACAACCTAAAACAGAACACGCAGTTATATCAGTACTATTGCCTACACGAGGTCGTAGAGAGGTATTAAGAAAAAGTTTAGATTCTTTAGTAAGTAAAGCGAAACATCCAGAAAGACTAGAAATACTATTTGGTGTAGACGAAGATGATCAATCTGTAATAGATTACATAAAAGAAGAGATTGCAGAGGATTTAAAAGAGGTTGGTATAGAAGCCAGAGCAAGTATATTTAAACCACTTGGATATGAGAATCTACATATTTACGTCAATACATTAGCCGGAGCGGCCACAGGAGAATGGATGTTCTTCTGGAACGATGACTGCTTAATGGTTTCAGAAGGCTGGGACGAAGTAATTGATCAATACAATGGACAATTTAAATTACTAGGACCCAAAGATAATCATGCAGGGCATCCTTATGCTATACTGCCTATTGTTCCTAGAGATTGGTTTATCCTAATGGGACATTTAAGTCAGAATCCACAAAACGATGCTTGGTTAAGTCATATTGCATACATGCTGGATATATTTGAAAGAGTAGACTTTGAGTTTATACATGACAGAGCAGACATAACAGGTAACAATGATGACGAAACATTTAAGAATCGTAAGTACATGGAAGGTAATCCTAACGATCCTAAAGACTTTGGACATACAGATATGCAAAATGCCCGTGTTAATTCGGCACATAAAATCGCATGGTTCTTAGATAAAATAGGCACACCCTCAGAGTTCTGGGAAAAAGTAAAAACAGGTGAGCAAGATCCGTTTGAAAAAATGGTTTGGGAAGAAGGTGTTAAGGGTGCAGGGCAACTAGCACCTATTAATGAAGCACCTGAATTACCAGATGATTACAAAATAGAACTATAAAAAAATTCAAAAATATGTCGTAAAAAGGTTGACAACTCCTTGATTTGTGCTATCATATATGTATAGTTTAAATAAAAAGGTAGGAGTTTTTATGCAATACGACATTTATCAAATCAAAGTAACTGACGAGATACACGATTACGTCAATTCAAACGAAGGCGGACACTCAGGAGCCGCTAAAAAATATCCATTATATAATGCAAAAATGGAAACTATGCACGCCAGAGGCGATAGTGATAAAATAGATTTTAAACCAGAATACTTTTCACATTATACTAAAGTATGTGAAGTAGATGGTAGATTTTGTGGACTCACACAAGGTGATAGTGTAGACTATACTGTTACTAGCAAAAATGAAGTGTTCTCAATTCTTAACCAATGCTACTTAGATGAAGAAACAGGTGAAGATATTGTATTTGAGAAACATGTAAGTGGTTACACAATGAAGTCATTTGTAAGAGATGGTAAAACTATTGAATACAGAAACATGCACTCTTTAAGTGTTGGAGATATTATTGCTGAAGTACCACAGATTGGTTATGAAGTAATGAGAACAGAAGATGTTGTTAAAGAAACAAGATACTTTATTGTTGAGTCTTATGGATTTACTGATATTACAGACATTATAGATGGCAGTGATATCGCAGTGAACAGAATTGCGGAGGCAGTATAATGATAAAGAATAGAAATACACAAATCCTTTCTAAAGAGTACAAGTCAACTGAGCAACTTAAAGAATTTATGGAAGTTGTAGTTGGATTAAAGTTAAGACAAGTACATGGTAAAGATGATGCTTTTTGGGTAACTGGCGAAAAAGACGGCGATTACATTGATGGTTCTAAATATTATAAGATAGTATTTGGACATGTAGCAATGGAAAAATTTGTAAACGGTCCTGATGGTTATCAAGTAAAGCAGGTTAAAGAAGGTTATGGATTTGATCTACAAGCAACTGGTGATTATAATGCTTGGAGTATGTTAGGCAGATACAGAGATAAAATGAAAGAAGCCTTA